TCACGCTTTGCTTCGTCTCTTGGATCGTCGTCATCTGCTTCGCCCGGTATTTCTGCACCGCGTCCAGCCAGTCCTCGGCTGCGAGTGGCGTGTTGCGCGAAAACTGATGCTGCACTTCTGCGGCCGCGACCGAGAGGTCTTTTTTCTCCGCCTGCTTGTTCAGCCGCTCAACGATGGCCGTGCTCCACGAATAGCCCTCGTCTCCTCCCCAGCCCATCCACGCCTGCCAGCCTTTGCCTTGTTCGTCCCACGTCTCGCCCTGCTTGTCGATTTCGTGCCGATCGAAAAAGGCTTTCATCCGGCGAACGGTTTCCTCGGACATCGGCCGCTTGTTTATGAGGTCACGCGCCCGGGCGATGCCCACGCTCGTCATGCCGCGCTGTGACATCGGCTTCTTCTCGCGGATCTCAAGCGCGCGCCGTGCGTTGTCCGCCATCGCGTCGGTCGGAATATAGGAGCCGTCGGCGAAGTTGATCGTCACGAGATTCGCGTCGTTCTGCACTTGTTGAACCGGCTCGATTGCGGCGGGTGCCGCCGCGACGCTCGCCGCCTGCGCCTCGGCTGCGCTTGCGCCCACCGCGTCGCCCGCTGCGGCCGCGGCCGCTGGCGTGCTTGGAAGTGAGGTCGTGGTGAGCCGGATGGCCGTCTCCGGCACGCCGTATTTCACCGCCAGCTCCTTCACGAAGCCGGCCTCAATTGCGATCTGCTCCAGCCGCGAAAAAGCGTCGGTTCCTTCCTCGGCCGCGATCTCTTGCAGCGACTTTGCGCCCTGCCTGTTTTCGTTCATGTTCGCCGCTGACTCGCGGCCGACGTCGATTGAGAGCTTGGCTGGAAAGCGCCACTCGCCCTTGGTTGCCCGGCGCAGCGCCTGAACCATAGTCTCGCCCGCGAGAAGCGGAGGCGGTGCGATCTCGCCGCGTGCGATGGCGTCGAGAATCACGGCGTCTTTGATCGGGTCGAGAACCTTGTCGGTCAGCACGCCCTGCTTGTTCGTGAATACACGGTCGGCTGCGGCGAATTCTGCGCGGACGCTCGGCCCTTTGTAATCCTGCGTGCCGAACAGCACGCCCTCTGGCACGCCCACGCCGAGAGCGATCTCGTGCATAAGGTGCTGCACGAATCCGGTGAACGCCTGCGACGGACGCGATGGCATGACCTCGACGCGGTCCGAGTTCTGAAAATATCGAATCATGCCGACCTCGGTCAGCTCGTTCTTCTGCGTCTGTCCGCTCGGCAATCCCATCGTGGGATTCGGCTGAAAAAGGTTGCGCGGGTTCGCGACGCCTCGGTCGTTGAAGATCAGCGCCGCCTGCTGCGAAGAAAAGCGCACGCCGGCCTTTTCCGCCTGCAAGATTTCGTGCAGCATCCGCGCCGTCTGAATCGCGCTGTGCAGGTCCGTCACGCCCCGATATTGGTCCACGCGGAACGGGTCGAAGTAGTGGCAAAACTGATTCGCAGGGATGTCCTCGGCTCCGAAATAAACGCCGTCACGCGTGACTCGGAAAATGCGGTAAGCGACCGGCTGGCCGAAGTCGTTCGTGATAATCCCTTGGAAGTAATTGTTTGAGGCGACGGCCGTCTCGTTCGGATTGCCGATGCGGGTCGCTGGCACTAGTTGCAGCTTGAGTCCCTCGCCGCTGCGCCGGATGACAAAGCCGCAGTCGCCGTCAATCGGACGTTCCTCGGCCGCGAGCTGCACGAGCTTTTTGAAGCTGTGCCGGTTCGTCACGTCGCAGTTTTTGCACCACGCGTGGAAATAGTCGTCAATAACGCGGTTGTAATCTCGGTCTCCGGTCGTCGGTGAATACTCGTGCGGCGTCAGGTAGAGACCGAACTTGCGCGAGATTTCCCGAGCCTCGGGAAAATTGTCCACGAGGTCGCGAGCCTCATACATCATCACAACCCGGTCCCGCTGATTCTGCGAACTCTCGGCCGGCTGCGTGTATTGCTTCGGCGAATACATCCGATTTGTCCGCGCCGCGTTATACTCGAAAAGCGACTTCGCGACGCGTGCCTCCAAACGCTTGAGCGCCCATGTCGGCGCGATGTTCTCAAGCGCCCGGTCAATCCAAGGTTTTTGCGCGACCAGTTTTGACGCGTCGAAAAAGTCGGTGCTCATGTGTGATTAGTTGCCGGTGAAGCTGACGAATGTCTGATCCGTTGACGCTCCGGCCGCGTCGGTCAATGCGTCCTGTAAGTTCCCGAGCATGTTGTTCAGCGCGTTCAGGTCCGCTCGGCTCACGCTTTTCCCGTTGAGGCTGTAACTTTGGTTCAGGAGAACGGCCTGAATCGCGTCAATCGTCTTGGTCTTGAGCGCGGTAAGTGTCGCGGTGTCCAGTCCGAGAAATGGGTTGTCGAGCATACCAAGGCTCGAAACGTCAAACCGGCCCTAGTCCTTGGGCGGCGCGTAGCGAATCACGTTCGCAATCGTCGCCATGCAGAGCAGCATCGCCGAGGTGTCCAGCCCGTGATTCGGCGCGTTGCTCTTCACCTCGCGCCACTCCCAGATTCCCGTCCGAATCTCCACCTTGGACTCGCCTTTGAGGTGTTCGAGGTAAAGCGGATTCACGTCCTTCGGCAGCAACCATTTCAAATCGCCCTTGGCCTCCAGCGCGTTCGCGAGCAGGTCCTTGAAATAGTCGCCGCTCCAGTCGTAGTAGAACACGTCGCCGCCCCGGTAGTCGCTCACTCGCGGTTCCGAAAACGGGAAGTTGATCAGCTTGTCGGTCGCCTCGTCGCGCATCGTCCACGTCTTTCGAGCGTAGCCGCGCATCCCGCGCCAGCCGAAGTCCGCGCAATCCCGGTCCACGTCGGCGGGTCGGTAGCCGCGATCTTGGGCAACGCATGAGTCCTGCACCTTGTAGCGTTGTTGAATCTGTCGCAGTTGGTCCCGCGTCTCGACGCGCCCGAAATAGAGCTGCCGGTAGGTCGGTCCGGTCGCCGAGCTGAACGCGCCGATCTCGACCCACCAGTGGTCCTGCTGTCGGTCAATTGCCATGAAGCGGATGACCTCGCCGTCAATCGCCTCGCCGTTGGAGAACTGCGCGACGCTGTAATCGGACGCCTGCACGAACAAATTGACCACCTTCTTCTCGACAATCCACGGCCGCGCCTCGCGCTTGGTCTTAAACTCGATCTTCATTTTGTCGTCACCCTGCCGCACGAAATGGTTGTCCGCCTCGCAGAATTCTTCGACCAGTAGCCGCATCGGCCGGCTGACGAGCGACTCGACGCGGAAGCTCTGAATCTCCGCCGGCGCCGCCGGGTTCAGCGGAACGAACCGCCCGGCCCGCTTCCAGCCGGTCCGCGTCGTGTCGGTGTCCGGCGACTCGTGGCCGCAATGTGGGCAACGAAATCGGCACGACTCGACGGCCCGCGCAACGTCCCACGTCTCGTCATCGCGCCGCGCCGCAGCATCCCAGACCACGCCGCCGCGAAGCCCGGTCTCCTCGTTCTTGTCCAAGGCAAACGCGAGCGGGTGCACCTTGTGGCACGCCGGACACTCGGTGCTCCACTCCTGCTGGGTGCCTTGGCGGAAGCTCGTGTCCTCAACGTTGCCGGTTTCAAGGTCCATAATCGGCGCCTGCGACGTGTTGTAAATCTTGGAGCGCCCTACCTCCTCGAAGCGACTGACGCGGGCGACGGCGTGACCGTACACCTCCTGCCACTTCGGCAGCCAGATCTCGTCGTTGATCTTGTAGCGGATGGACTGCGACTGCTGGCTAGAAAGGTTGGCCGGGTTGAGCAGAAAGAAGAAGCCGCCGAAGTAAATTTCCGTGGTCGTCCGGTGCGGTCCGACTCGCGGAAGCATCGCCGCCACTGGCTTGCAGCTCTCGAAGATCGGGTTGAGCCGTGACTTGGCGTGACGGTCAATCATTTCATCGGTCTGCATCGTCCACGAGATTGGCCCGGCGTCGTTGCAGATCAGCCACGGCACCCAGATGTCAGCGACGAGCGTCCCGCCGATTTGCACCGCCTTGCGAAAGTGCACGCGCCGGACCAGCGGGTTTTGCAACGCATCGAAGATCGGAATCAGCCACGGCGAAATCTTGACGTTGAATGGGCCCGGCGTGGCGTATGACTCGGGCAAGATGATGTGCTTCCGCGCCCACTCGTAGATCGGCGAAAGGTCCGGCTGCGGAAGGCGCAGTTTGGTGAGGAGGGTGTCGGAGGCGGTCACGCGCTTTGCTTCTTTGGCCGTCCGCCCTTCGCTCCGTTTGCCCGACGTGCGGCCTGCAACGCTGGCGACTTCGACAAGCCGCCGTTGCGTCCTGTAGGAGCGCAGCGCGGAAGAACGTAGTCACGCACGCGGCGCAGTTGATAGAACGCGCAAGACAAAGCCTCGGGGCTGTCCGGTTCGTCGTATGCCGCGCAAACTTCCAAGATCGCTCGGCGTATCGTTTCAAGATCGCTGTTGGTCATACGCCACACATTCCCTCACATTCGTTGTGAAACTTGAGCTGCCCCTGAGTCGTGTCCTCGGAAAAATCTACGTCGGAAAGCGGAATCAGAGAGTCGTGCAAAAATAGTTTTCCCTTCATGCGGTTTGGCCCGTTCTCGGTTGTGCGTAGTCGCTGCATTTCGACCTCAAACGCGACCGCTCCCGCAAACTCCTCGGGTTGCTCCATCTTCATTTTGCGCCACTCGTGGTCCGAATGAAACGGGCAATAAGTGCAAGCCGAGCGAGGCGGCGTCGGAAAGCCTCGTGACTCCATCCAGCGCAAACAGTCATACCGCGTCATTTCTTTTTCGATCAATGGGTATCGGTTCGCCGCCCATTTGAGTTGAGACGGTTTCATTCGCCCTACCTCGTCGAGCGAAATTCCAATCCACGAAACAACGCCAACGGTTTTTTGCCCTCGTTTGATGTTGGCTAGTTCCCGAGCCTTTCTGAAAAGCGGAATGAGCTTGTGGTTTTGCGTGCAAGCCCGACCAGTAATTCCTCTCGTTCCGTCTGCGTTAAGCGCAAAAGCAGGAATAAGGTTTTTGAAATACCGCCCGCCGTGCTTTTGATGGTATCGCGGTCTTAAAACCGCCTCGGTCAAACTCCCGGCGCTGACTCGGTAAAGCGGAAACGGGAGCAATGGCTCAAGCCAGTTGAGCCAATCGTAAACAACCTTCGGCTCGGCGTGCGTGTCCGAGAAGATCGCAGCCGCAGGCATCGGCGTGACCTCGCCAGCCGCAGCCATGAGCGCAAGCGTCGAGCTTTGCACGCCCGCACCGAGAGAGAGGATATGGATTGGCTCACTCACTTCTCAGTCCTCCAAACTACGGTTGCGCCGTCCTCTTGGTAACTTCCGAGCATTTCGCCCGCGTCCATCCGGCGAAGCACTTTGTCGGAAATCATGCTGTTGCAATGTCCGCCCGTGAAGTGGTGCTGCCCGCTGTAAGTGCTGGCAAAGGCTGTAACGTGCCCGACTAGCTCGCGCATTTGGGAGCTGATTGGGCATTTCTCAAACTTGCGATAGGTGATCAGTATTGGAGTGGTCATGTGTTGTGTCGTTGTTGACGCCATAACCAGAACCTAGCGTGTTAGGTTTGTAAACAACTATTTTCACTCTCTCGACCGGTCCAGCGCCTCCGCCTCAAACGTCGCGATGTTCGCGTTCACGACCTCGCGGATTTCGGACAAGATCGCGCCGCCTTCCACGTTAAGCTCCGCCGCGTTCATGCCGACGCCGCGAGGACCGAGTTCAATCGTGAGTTTAAGCCGCAAGAGCAGGTCCAGCTTTTGCCCGAGCGTCACCAGCATCGCTTCGACCACCTCCCGGTCAATCACGTCGCCGGCCTCGCGCTCGTTCTTGGACCTCGCAAGGCGGATTTGCTCGCGCATGAGTTCGGCTTTGAGGTCGGCCAGGTTCTTCGTCGCCGTGTCCTTGCCAATCACGTTGTCTGCGCAGAACTGTTGCCACGCAGCCAAGTTCTCCCGGCGCCCGTCCTCGTGCTTTTTCGGTGCGTCAGGGAATCGGTTGCGCGCGTCGTAGATCGCTTGGCGGGAAAGGCCGAGTTCCTTTGCGAGCGTTGTCGTGTCTTTCACCCAGCCCCCTGAGTTTTCCGCCTGAAACTCCTCTAGCGCGTTACGCTCCTGCGCGCTCAGCGTTCTGCCGGCGCGCAGTTTTTTTAGAATGTTCCCGGCGTTAGCGCGACGAATCTTTGCCGGGTCGATTACCTGCTCGGCCTGTCCCGCTGGAGGCGCGTTTTCTTTTTCACTCAACGTCGGGCTTCCTCAGTTCTTCGCCGACTATGCACGGCACGGCGTTTTTCCATTTCACGGAATGGTGCAGCCTGCGATGCACCGGCCCCATGTCCTTAATTTTTACGCACGACGGCGCATACATCACGGAATAAAAGCTTTTAACGTAGGTGCCTGAGTCGAGGTAAAGGTCTGACATTCCTCCCGCGTTGCTCTGCGTCTGCTTTTGCACTATCGAGACGTTTGGGATCGTGAACAGTAAGATGCCGCGCCTTCCTCCGCACGTATACAAATTCACGTCCTCGTTGATCCTTCCAAAAAACTGAAATGGATTCTGTGCATCGCACACGAAAGTGTTCATTGCCTTTCGATGCAGTCGCAACTTTTTCGCAAAGCTTCCCACGTCCCCTCCGATGTAATCGCCGCCCTGAGCCATCGCGACCGTTGAGCATTTCGACGCTTTTAGAAAACCAACCATCGCGTCAAAAACCTTGTCGATGCTCAGGATATTTTTGGGCCTGTAAACGCCCTTTGCATCAAAACGATACTGCATGCATTGATAATCGTCATCGAGCTCGATAAAGTAGCGCACGCCTAGCTTTTTTGCTATCTCAAAACACGCGTTGCGAGCGTAGATAATTGCGCGCCGGTCCTGAAAGTTGTCTCCCTCGTCGAACGTGTCCGAGATTGCTTTCTTGTCGAAGACCTCAATCTCAGTTCCGCAAAACTCTTTTTCGTATTCGGCCCGCGTCTTGTCCTCGTTGTCGAGCACGATCACGACGCGACCCGTGTAACCGGCCCGGCGCAAAGAATTAAACGTGTGAACGCGGTCGGGCCTCCCGTGAGTCAGGATAAAAGCGACAAAGCTTTTTTCATTCATCGGCATCGTTGTGATCTCCCGCAAACGCCTCCTTGATTTCGTCGGTCATAACCACGAAGCCGTTTTCAATCGATTTATCGAAGTCGATAATAACGAGCGCGCTGTCCTCCATTAGCCTTTGAACCTGCGGCTCTGAGTGTGCATAAAATTCCGCCACGTTCTCAAAGTTAAAAACCGTGTGCCGATGCGCGGCAGCAATCAGAAAGTCTTTCGTGCTTTGCTCAACGGCAGACGAGTGAATTTTTTCAACGATGCGCTTTGTTTTCGCTTCGTCGTAAAGCTCGGCCACGCTTGGCTTGACGCCCTTTGGGATGTATTTCGGCGCCTCCACCTTACGCGTGTAGGTTGCGTCGTCCTCGCCAAGGTCGCTTGCATCCAAGCCGATCTTGCCAACCTCCACGCCGGCCAAAATCAGTTCTTCGATTTCGTTTTTAAGCATTTCTTCGTCCCATCCTCCGCCCTTCTCTGAAAGTTTGTTGTCGGCGATAATGTAAGCCCTCATTTGAGTCTCGCTTAAATGGTCCAGCCGAACGCACGGAGCCTCGGTCAATCCCAGCTTTCGAGCCGCAAGGATTCGTCCGTGTCCAGCGCAGATGACGGGAGGGTTGCCGCGAACCGCTACCGGCGCGTTAAATCCAAACTCCTTTATCGAGCCAGCGATCAACGCAACCTGCGCTGCGTCATGCTTCTTTGCATTTCGAGCGTAGGGAATCAGAGCTTCGATTTTGACGTATTCGACTTGTAGTTTCATTTGTAAAGGTTCTCAAAAAAACAAAATGGGTTTTTTCTCTCTAGGTCACTTAACC